TGCGTACGATCAGTATGTTCGTATGGCTCTTCGCTCCATCCCAGTGATGCGTGCGTTGGCTGATGTTAAGCCAGTACAGCAAGCAATGCCAGGTTCGTCAGTTGTATTCTCCATTTACTCAGATCTCGCAACAGCGACTGGTACATTGACAGAAACTTCTGATGTTTCCTCTATTGCTCTTGGTAACCCTTCACAGGTTACTGTAACACTTAACGAGTACGGCTCAGCCGTAACAACAACCAAGAAGTTGAACCTAACTTCTTTCAACGATGTTGATGCAGCACTTGCTGACATCATTGCATATAACGCTGCCGATTCTATTGATAGCGTTGTAGCATCCGTTCTTACTGGTGGAACCAACGTAATCTACGGTGGCGCAGCAACTGGTACCAACTCAATCACTTCTTCAGGTACCATCACTTCTGCTAACATCCGTAAGGCTGTTGTTCAACTACGCAGCAACAAGGCAGTTCCTCGTATCGGAGAACTCTATGCTGCATACCTACACCCACGTCAGTCTGCTGACCTCCGTGCCGAATCAGGTACTGGTGGATTCCAGGAACTAACCAAGTACGTTGATCGTACTCCGTTCGTTGCTGGAGCAGTTGGCGTTCTTGAAGGTGCATTCATTGTTGAAACACCTCGCGTTCCATCTGCTGCTAATACACAATCACCAGCCGTCACTGTTTACTCAGCAGTTGTCGCTGGTCGTGAAGCGCTTGCAGAAGCACTTGTTCAAGATACATCAGTTGTAATTGGTCCAGAAATTGACGCTCTGCGCCGTTTCCGCACCATCGGCTGGTATACCTTCGCAGGCTGGAATCGCCTACGTGAAGCGTCTCTATATCGCATTGAGACTGCAACTTCTATCAACTAGTAGTTGATTGACTATCGAGCAGGGCCTAGAAATCCTGCTTGGTGGTGAGTCAATTCTGAAAGGAAGAGATGCCATACACATTGACAACGCCTTGGCGTTGGGAAACTTGGGGAGCTGACTACACCCAGTTCACTCCATACGCTCGTCTTGCTGCTAGGCCAGTAACTGGTGGTTCAATAACAGGAACTATCAATCCATTTATTACTGATATTCCTCGTGGCTATACATTTATTGTTAATGGAACTACCGTTACTACAGAGCAGACACCAAGCCAAGACACACTAGCTGCTGCTGATTCATACTACCTTGGTGGTACTACCAATACAATTAGTGATGCTCAAGCACAGATATTTATTGACGCTGGATATGGGAGTTACGTAACTCAAATATGAAAAATTCAAATTGCCGTTCAGGTTGCAAGACACAAGATCACGAGTCTTATTCCGATTGTTTGCAATCAGCAAACTTTGGCTTTGCAGGGTGCTTCCCTACCAGGCAAGGCTGGGATAAGGACAAAGAAAAAAACTGGGATAAAGAATTGGATTCATACTACTCTGCTGTAAGGCAAGGAGTAGAGCCAATATCAACCAAGAAAAAAGATATCGACGCAGCAATGATGTTATCCAATGAGGCTGGTAAAGCCTTTGATGGAAACACTCTAAACTTTAAGGAGAACTAAAATGCCAGGAAACTACCCAAACGAATATAGCAACAAGTTTGAGCCAGAAGAGAACGAGTACACACCTTGGCCTCCAGACACAAACGATAAGCCTTTTATGACTTATGAGTCCTTGATGAAGGGTGCTCCAGGAAAGCCTGCTAAGTAGTGTCTTCTGGGCAACACAAGACACACCGAGGATTTAATTCCGTTCAAATTAAAAACGGATTTATTGTTAGACTCAATAAGAACGGAACAATCCGAGCTATCCTAGGAAAGTACGGAGAATATGGCAAAGAAAAAAAGTGATTCACGTCTTACACGAGCTGGTGTATCGGGCTTCAATAAACCCAAGCGTACGCCTAGCCATCCAACTAAGAGCCACGTTGTTGTTGCCAAAGAAGGATCTCAAGTCAAGACAATCCGATTTGGACAGCAAGGTGTAAGCGGCGATAAGAAGCCTACTGCTAGACAGAAGTCATTCAAAGCAAGACATTCAAAGAACATCGCTAAAGGCAAGATGAGCGCCGCATATTGGGCAGATAAGGTGAAGTGGTGAAGAAGAAAGCATTCTGGGATACAAAGAACCCAAAGAAAACATCTAAGAAGTTAACGCCTGCACAGAAGAGCGCTGCTAAGAAGCGAGCCAAGGCAGCAGGTCGTCCCTATCCTAACTTGGTGGATAACGCTGCAGTAGCAAAAAAGAAGAAGTAAGGAGTAATAAGTGGCACTAGGTGTTGCAGGAACAACTCTCAACTCAGAGTTAAATCGTCTAGCTAATGGTGGAACCTATCGCATTGCTGCTGATATGGTTGATACGGCTAAGGCTGCTCAAGAATGGGCAGCGCAACGTAGCGTCACTCTTACTGTAACAGACACCGTAGGAGTATTAAATGAAATTGCTGGCATCGCTTCTAAAGCCGATTGGCTTGATTTTAGTGGTGTATGTAATTACATCGCTTCTACTTCTGGCTTACCTGCGGCGGCTGCTCTCAGGGCGGTCTCAACCTGATGAGTGCGAAATATAATTTAGTCTGCGATCAGGCCACTACATTTAACTTTCAGTTCCAAGTGCAGAATAACATTGCTGGAACTGCAACTCCTTGGAACCTAACAGGATACACAGGAACAATGACAGTACGCCCATTTGTGGGCGCATCTACAACTACTGTAGTTGCATCTACTGCTAATGGTCGTATGGTATTTGATGCTCTTAATGGACGAGTTACCGTAACTATTGATGCTACAACTACTGGCGATATTGTTGCTAGTAGATATTCATATGATTTAGTTTTAGATTCAGGTGCAGAAATAACAAGAGTTTTAGAAGGTAAGTTCATAGTAACGGGGGCCGTGACTACGTGAGTACTATTATCGTAATTGAGTCAATCACTCCACAAGTTGCAGTAGAGTTTTCAGCAAGTCAAGGACCGCAAGGTGGTCAAGGACTAACAGGCCCTACTGGTCCCACAGGACCAACTGGTAATACTGGTGCTACAGGATCTACTGGCCCAACTGGTGTCACTGGTTCTACAGGAAGCACAGGAGCTACAGGTGTTACAGGTGATACGGGACAAACTGGTCCGACTGGAGCTACAGGCCCGACAGGAAGTACAGGAGCAACAGGACCCACAGGTGCTACAGGCCCAACTGGTAATACGGGTGCAACAGGTCCAACAGGACCTCAAGGTATTACAGGAGACACAGGACCGACTGGACCTACTGGTCCCGTAGGTGCCACAGGACCAGTAGGAGTCACTGGTAATACAGGTCCTACGGGCGCTACAGGCCCTGTAGGAGCCACTGGACCGCAAGGTGTGACAGGTGATGTAGGTCCGACAGGGGTAATAGGCGCTACGGGGCCTACAGGCCCTACTGGTGCTACTGGACCAGTAGGTGCTACAGGCGCTACTGGACCTACAGGTGCTGATGGACAGTCTGCCAACTACTATGACTATGTTGCCAAGACCACTGCTACTAGCGGTTCTCCAGGAAGTACATTCTTACTATGGAATAACGCAACACAGACTTCAGCAACTCAAATCAACATAGATCATATCAATGCTGACAATATAGACGTAGATATTTTCCTTGCATTGCTTAGCACAAACGACGTTCTTATTATTCAAGATAGCAGTAACTCTGACAACTATCAGAAGTGGGAAGTTTCTGGCTCAATCACAATCATTCCAAATGATTATGTTGAAGTACCAGTAACCCTTATTACATCTGCTGGTACTGGAACTACAGGCTTTGCCAATAACGCAAGCGTAATTTTAGCAATCGTATCTGCTGGTGTTATCGGACCAACAGGTCCTATCGGTGCCACTGGTCCTACTGGGCCACAAGGTGTTACAGGCTCAACAGGTCCTATTGGTGCAACAGGACCTACTGGACCGCAAGGTACAGCAGGAGATGTTGGGGCAACTGGTGCGACAGGTCCAATCGGAGCAACTGGGCCAATCGGAGCAACTGGACCAACTGGTCCAACAGGAGACATTGGACCTACTGGTGTTACTGGCCCGATAGGTGTAACAGGTCCTACTGGACCTACTGGTCCAACAGGTTCTACTGGTTCAACTGGACCAACAGGAGTAAGCGGAACTAACGCTACTGCTCTGCCAGATATTTTTATGCTTGGTGGTATGTGACGTTCTTTGACAGAGTTATTGTCATCAATGTCAATAGGCGTTCAGATCGTTTAGAGCAGTTCCGTAAAGAAGCCGAAACAGTTGGCTTTGACTTTGAAGTACATCCTGCTTTAGATGGAAAGTTTCTAGGTATGGACCCGATTGTGGCTGGCAGGCTAAGCCACATAGAAGTTCTGCGGAAGATAAAGCCAGATGAGATGGTCCTTATCTGCGAAGATGATGCTAAATTTAGAGAAGACTTCAATGAGGTCTTTGATGAGTATATGGCAGACCTGCCCAAAGACTGGGATATCTTCTATCTTGGAGCAGTAAAGAATGAGACTAAGCCAGTCAATAAGCATTGGGTTAGACAGGTAGTCTCAACAGGAACTCAAGCCTATTGTGTCAATCCTGCCAAGGTAGATTTATTTATCCAGATAGCCAGAGAGTTTGACCGCCATATAGACATTGCCTATAGGGTCTGGGCTAACAGGACTAATGCCTATATTGCCCATCCAAATCTGGTAATTCAACACGATGGATTCTCAGATTTACGCGGCGAGTTAGTCTCCGATTTCCAGGGTTTTCAGTAGAATTGTGGTATGAGATTCCACGTCGTAGCACTACCACATACTAACACAACTAAAGATTTCGCAGGCTGTGCGTACACTGAAAAGGTACGCAGGTTCTGCAATATGATGAAGGGCTTAGGCCATACAGTCTATCTCTACGCAGGCGAAAAGAATGAAGCCGAAGTAGATGAACTTATTCCTTGTATCACTGAAACGCAACGACGTATTGTTGTAGGTAACAAGCCTTATGTAGAAGCTCCGTTTGATTACCGTTTACCTCACTGGCAGAAGTTTAATAAGAAAGCTGCTAACGAGATACGCAAGCGAGCAGAGAAGACAGATTTTATCTGTGTCATTGGCGGAGCAAGTCATAAGCCAATCTCAGATGCACTGCCACATATGATGACAGTGGAGTTCGGTGTTGGATACTCAGGTATCTTTTCTAAGTATCGAGTATTTGAATCATATGCCTGGATGCACGCAGTCTACGCTCAACATCAGAACGCAGCGCAAGTAGATGGTTCATTCTTTGATGCGGTCATTCCAGGTTACTTAGATCCTGATATGTTCCCGCTAGGTAAAGGCGATGGAGATTATTACCTTTACATAGGCAGAATGGTTCCACGTAAAGGCATAGATATCGCAGCGCATATCTGCAAACTTATCGGTGCTCGTTTAATCTTTGCAGGACCTGGCCCACATATCCCGAACTATGGTGAGTATATCGGACCTGTTGGACCTGAGAAGCGAGCAGAGTTGATGGGTGGAGCAATCGCTACATTCGTACCGACTCTATACCTAGAACCCTTTGGCAATGTGAACATTGAATCACAAGCCTGCGGAACTCCAGTAATTACTACAGACTGGGGTGCATTTACTGAAACTGTTATAGAAGGTGTGACAGGCTTTAGATGTCGCAACGTTGAAGAATTCGTCTTGGCAACTCAGAATGTCAAGAACTTAGATCGCAAGGCAATACGAGAGAGAGCAGTATCGCTCTACTCCGTAGATGTTATTGCGAAGCAATATGAGAAATACTTCCGCAGATTAGAAACTCTGTGGGGAGATGGCTGGTATACGGAAGGAAACAATGCCAACACTGTCGGAGATGATAGACGAGGTACGGACTAACCTACAGGGTTATTCTCTTCGTCAAGATCGCATCACTTATGTAAATAACTCGGCTGGTCTGACGACTTCTAGTTTGTCAATTCAGGTTGGTTCAGGAGATAACCTTGCCAAAGGTTTGATTGAAATTGATGATGAGTTGATTTGGATTGATTCCTTCAACAAGACAAACAATACTCTCAACGTTATGGGTGCTCCGACTAACCCGATTGGTCGTGGCTTCCAAGGAACCACAGCATCACCACACGCACAGTATGCTCAAGTAACACTAGCTCCAACCTTCCCACGTATCAGCATAAAGAAGGCTATCAACGATACTATCAACAGTTACTTCCCTAAACTCTGGGCAGTAAGTTCAACTACCTTTACATTCAACGCATCACAGACTACCTATGCTTTACCTGATGATTTGGAATCAATTTTGTATATGTCTTGGCAGACTACAGGTTCTTCTCAGGAATGGTTACCTATTAACCGTTGGAGAGCAGACCCAATGGCAAATGCTGCGACCTTTAATACTAACAATACGGTGAACATCTATGAAAACATACAACCTGGTCGTACCGTTCAGGTCTGGTATACAACAGAAGGTAATACCCTTGATGCTAGTACCGATGACTATGCAGATGTCACTGGTCTTCCAAGTAGCACAGTAGATGTGACCATACTTGGTGCCTGCTACAAACTTCTATCATTCCTTGACACTGGTCGTATCAATCTTACCAGTGCTGAGGCTGACCTTAATGACACCAAGAACCCATACAACTCTGGCGCTTCTGCATCTCGTTATGTCTTTGCTCTGTATCAACAACGACTACAAGAGGAATCGTTGAAGTTGGCAGACAAATATCCAATTCGTATCCACTACACAAAATAAGGAAGGCTAATGACCAGACAATACTCCTCGATTAGCGTTGAGACGACACTAGCCTCAACAATATCGTCTAGCGCCACAACAATGACAGTGGCAGCAGGAACTGGCTCTGCCTTGCTTGGCGGAGTAACACTTGCCGCAGGCAACGTTGACCAGTTCACCGTTGCTATTGACCCTGATACTACTAACGAAGAAATTGTATTTGTTACTGCAAGCTCTACCGATACTTTTACAATCGTCAGAGCGCGTTCTGGAACATCTGGAGTGCAACACTCAGCAGGTGCAACAGTCAAACACGTACTTACATCAGATGATCTTAATGCTTTCAAAGCATCTATCTCGCCTGTAACTAACTTAGGTTTTGCTGGCTCTACCTCTGGTAGCACCACAGTACAGGCTACTGCAGTAGCAGGAACAACCACGCTTACACTTCCTGCAGCAACAGATACCTTGGTAGGTAAAGCAACAACAGATACGCTGACTAACAAGACATTAACTAGCCCAACATTGAATACACCAACAATCAATGATGCTAGACAGAATCTAACTCTTAATGCCCAGACTGGTACTACATACACCTTGGTGCTAACCGACAATGGTCGCTTAGTTACCTTGAGTAATGCTGCTGCCATAACACTTACTGTGCCACTTAACTCATCTGTCGCATTCGCCACTGGCGCAGTTGTTAACATTCAACAGATTGGTGCAGGTCAGGTAACAGTGGCTGGAGCAAGCGGAGTTACCGTCACAGGTACTGGAACTAAGTTGCGAACACAGTATTCGGCTGCTGCTCTAGTCAAGACTGGCACCGATTCTTGGACACTGATTGGAGATCTAAGCGCCTAATGCCTACATATAAAGTCCTAGCGCAGAGCGCACCTAGCGCTGCTACTGCAACTACGCTATACACAGCAAGTAATGCTGTCATTGTTTCTACTTTACAGATAGCCAACACTGGTGGAGCAGCCGATACGATTCGTATTGCAGTACGTCCAGCAGGAGCAACCTTGGCTAATCAGCACTACATCGCATATGGCATACAGGTCCCAAGTGGTTCATTCCTGTCACTACAAGGTGGACTAACTCTTGCCAATACAGATGTTATTACAGTCTATTCAACAACTGGCACATCATCATTTAGCGCATTTGGAAGCGAGGCAAACTAATGAGCGTAGCCCTTATTGGTGGAACTACATCAGCGAGCGCAGCGTTATCATTCAACGCTCAGACTGGTACCACATATACATTCGTTTTGGCAGATGCTGACAACAAGTTGGTCACAGCAAGCAACGCTTCTGCTCAGACTTACTCAATCCCAACCAATGCCTCAGTAGCATTTCCTATTGGAACTCAGTTGAACATCATTCAAATCGGTGCAGGACAAGTAACAGTTAACGCGGTTACCTCTGGTACTACAACAATAGTATCTACTGGGGCAACTGCTGCTACACCTAAATGTAGAGCACAGTATTCTGCTATAACTTTAATCAAACGCGATACTGATTCTTGGTACGCAGTAGGAGACATTGCATAATGACACCTATTCTTGGTATTTGGGCTTCTAGTGTTAGACCAGTAACAGTAACAGGCGGCACGCTTTATACTGGCGGTGGATTTAATTATAGAGTATTTACAGGTAATGGCACTTTGACAGTTGCAGGCGGAACATTGAATGCCGATATACTAATCGTTGCAGGGGGTGGCGGTGCTGGATATTATTACAATGGCGGCGGCGGTGCAGGCGGTTTTAGAGCGTTATCTTCACAATCAATTGCAAGCGGAAATCACACCATAACGATTGGGGCTGGTGGTGCAGGAGTTAATGAAGCAAATACAAATGATGGAAGTTCATCTTCATTTGGGGCTTTATCTTCATCTGGTGGCGGTGGTAGTGGTTTATGGAATAAAACTACCGCTCACAATGGCGGCTCAGGTGGCGGAGGATCATTAAACTTTTTATCTGGTGGTTCTGGCAATGTGGGTTCATATTCACCCGTTGAAGGTTTTGCAGGTGGTGCTGGTGGTAAAACTGGCGGCAACGAAACAACTGGTGGCGGCGGAGGTGCTGGAGGTGTCGGAGGAAATGCAGGTAATGGAACTACTGGGGGTGCTGGTGGTGTAGGTGCAACAACAGTTATTTCTGGTGGCTCTACCACTGGTGCTGGAGAAAATGTAGGTGGAACATATTATTTTGCAGGCGGTGGTGGTGGTGGTTCAAACGGATCAGGCGCGGCAGGATTAGGTGGCGATGGCGGCGGTGGCGATGGTGCAACTGGAGCTGGACAAGGAACTGACGGAGCAGCCAATACGGGCGGCGGTGCAGGTGGTAGAGCAAACGAAGCAGGCGCAAATGGTAAATCTGGCGGTTCGGGAATTGTTATTGTGAGGTATGCAGTATGAGCCATTGGGCAGAAATAGATGAGAACAATATAGTTGTTAGAGTATTAACTGGCAATAATAATGATTCTAATGAAGGTTATGATTGGTTAATAGAAAATCTTGGCGGCACTTGGATTAAGACTTCCTATAATACTCACGGCGGCGTTCATTATGGCGATGATGGTAGCCCTGCATTACATAAGAATTACGCTGGCATTGGATATGGTTTTGATGGCATTGGTTTTTTTGCGCCACAGCCTTATCCTTCTTGGATTCTTAATCCAGAAACTTATTATTGGGAAGCGCCCGTGCCTTATCCCGATGATGGCAAATGTTATGTTTGGGATGAAGCAATTATCAACTGGGTAGAAGTGCCTTGCCCATAACAATCCCTCAAGATAGTTTTAAGTAGTACCACCTGAGTATGTGGCAAAACTGCTCATTTATTTTTATAGATCAAAGGAGAAATAGTGGCCTACGGCGATGACATTACCGAGGGTATTCCCTATACCCTGTCAAACCCTGCTGGCTCGACTAACTATCAAGCCACAGGAGTTTCTTACGATATAGCCATCAATGGGCTGCCATTCTTTTTGGCTGCCAGTGATGATTCACCTTATCGCCGTGTCACGGCGCAGTATCGTAAGCAACAGTATGACCAGACCAGAGAAGCAGGCGAGCAATCGCTAACTGGTTGGTGGTTTAGATCTCAGTCATCATTTCATCTAGGTCAAGGAATTAAATACTTTGAGCCTGCTCAAGATGAGTCACTGCGATTCCAATACACAGAATCTAAAGGCTTGGATGTCTGGACTAAAGGTCAGGCTACCCTGCTAAATACTACAGTCAGGGCTTTAACTAGCGCCAATACCCCGATAATTATTGGAGCTAATGATGGTACTAATGACTGTTTAGTTGTAGCAGATGGCTCTGCTTTGAAGAAAGTTACAATGAGTAACGATACTGCTTCTGACTCTACCTATACCCAAGCAGGAACTCCATCTACTATTCTTGATTTAACCACAGATGGAATCAGATACTGGTTTATCAATGGAACTCACGTTCATAGAGGAAATATCACATCAGGTAGTAGCAATGAAATCTATAACGCAAGCAGTACCACAAGTGCCAGAATTAAATACATTAAACAACGCCTTATTGCCAGCGTTAATAATAAACTTTATGAATTAAGTTCTACTCATACTGGCGGTGGCGCTCTACCATCAGACCACTATACCCATCCACAGAGTGACTGGATTTGGACTACTATCTCAGAGGGTCCTAATGCTATCTATGTAGGTGGCTATAGCCGTAAGAACTCATCTATCTATAAGATTACTTTAGATTTGGCTAATGCTAATGCTCTTGGCTTCCCAGAACTTAGCGTTCCTTCGGTAGTTATAGACCTACCTGAAGGTGAAATCATCAATACCTTTGATACCTACCTTGGTACCTACGCGGTACTATGCACTAACAAAGGTGTTCGAGTAGGAGTTCTAGGTAATGAAGGAGATGTCTCCTATGGACCGCTACTATTTGAAACAGAGTGTACTGATGTGTCCTTTAGAGACAAGTTTGCTTATGTATCTACCAAGCAGGGAAGCGAATCAGGTTTAGTTCGTATTGATTTATCACAGCCAGTAGTTCCTAACAGCCTTGTCTTTGCCTATGCTTGGGATGTATGCGCCTCTGGCGAGACTACTACCAGTAACTCAGTAGCCTTTCTTGGTGGCACAGATCGTGTAGCTTTCTGTGTTCCAGGCGATGGTGTATGGGTTGAATCATACGGAGTTAAGGTTGCATCTGGTTATCTAAAGACTGGCTTTATCCGCTATAACACTCTTGAAGGTAAGCTATTCAAACTACTTACCCCGCGTATTGATACCACTAATGGTAGCTTGAGTATCTCATCTATCGGCTATGACTATACCGAATATGCAATCGGTTCTTTTGCTGAAGAGTCTACTGTTTCTGAAATCGGTATTCCTTATCCGCAAGGACCTCAAGAATACTTAGCCTTCAAGTTTACACTTAGCCGTGATGTCAATGACAGCACTCTTGGACCACTATTTACTGGTTACCAGTTGAAGTCTCTGCCCTCAGTACCTCGTCAAAGACTGATTCAATATCCATTATTTTGTTATGACCACGAGAGCGATAAGTTCGGAGTGGAAGTAGGCTATGAAGGTTCTGCTTGGGACCGTATGCAACAACTCGAAGCAGTAGAAAACGTAGGCGATACCATCCGAGTAGAGGACTTCCGCACAGGAGAATCCTTTATTGGCCTGATAGAAGAGATGGACTTTATCAACCGTACACCGCAAGACAAAAGGTTCACAGGCTTTGGCGGAACCTTACTTGTCACTATTAGATCCGTATAGGAGCCTGCAATGACCCCCACTGAATGGGCAATTCTTGTTGCCACAGTTCTTGGAATAGCATCAACTTTATTTATGGGACTGCGTTGGATAGTCCATTCATTTCTTTATGAACTTAGACCTAATGGTGGCTCCAGCATCAAAGACACAGTGGCTCGACTAGAGACACGCGTTGACGAAATCTATAAGATTCTGGCAGAAAGAGGATGACAAGTGAAACCTGTTGCAAAGAGTGCAACACCTGCAGCAAGTGCCGTTCTCAGACAGGCAACTGCGCTTGCTCCAAAGCGCAAGAGGGTATCGGATGGACTCCTGCCAAGCAAGGCTCACATCAAGGCAAATCCTAACTCTGACCATAACACAGGTCACGCAGTAGATTTGACCCACGATCCACATAACGGAATTGATTGCAGCAAAATCTATGAGAAACTCAAGGAAGATAAGCGAGTCTCATACCTGATATTTAGTGGGCGCATCTGGTCTAAGGAACACGGTGACCGCGCTTACGAAGGACCAAATAAACACGTAAGTCATCTACACATTTCAATCAGGCAAGAGCACGATAAGGACACCAGTCCTTGGTTTCCCTGGTTGGAAAAGGCTAAGAGGACTCCGAAGGATGCCCTTACTGTGGCAAAGTCGAAGACCTCTAAGCCTAAGAAGAAGACAGCCAAGGCTGCTACTAAGAATCAATCTCTTAGGAAGAAGTCCTTGTTTGTGTCCTTATTCAAGAGAGGAAAGTAATGAAGAAACTAGCAAAGAAAATCAAGAGCAAAGAGTTTAAGGCTGCTTTCAAGTCTTATCTCCGCGCTGTCCTTGCATCAGCAGCGACTATGGGAATTGCCTTGGCAACAGACCTAGCTCCTGAGTATGCAATCCTTATCGGTGGTCTTACTGCCCCTATAGTCAAGTGGGCTGATAAGACTGAAGCAGACTTCGGAAGAAAGTACGACGCTGTAAAGTAGATAGTTTGTAGTAAGCGCGAGGCAAAAGGCCCTCATCCCTAACGGGGTGGGGGCTTCTTTTTTTATGCCTAAAAACTATTCTCGCTGTTATCAACAGGACAAGGGATACGAACTAGGTTACCGCAGTTAACACAGGTAGCATCAAGAAAGTACCAGGATATCTCATAGTCTTGGAACTGAGCCATAATGTTAAACATAGTACAGCCACAGCTACAGACGTGAGTAGGTCCAAGGGACCTGAGATCTGCTGCTTTGATAGGTGGTAATCTAAGCAGCCGAAGTAGACGGAACAACACTCAGTTCACGGCTCCTTCCTGATGTCAGTCGCCTCTCGCCGCCCCTAGGCGGCTCGGAACGCTGTTACTATTTATTCGCTCCGCTCATAGTTTAATGACAAGGTGTGTCGTTACTGGTACGACACGCCGAGTGAAGGTATATTTCTCTGTTATGACGACACTGGTAGGAATTCAGATTGAAGATATGGTGATACTGGCTGCTGATAGCCAGATTACTGAAGATAACTTACGGACTATAAGTAGTACTACGCCAAAGATTATTAACGTTGGTAGATACTTGATAGGACTGGTAGGAGATTCCAGGCCTGCTGATATCTTGGCTTACAACTGGAGCCCGCCACCTTACAAGGGAG